GATTCTAATTTAGTATGGAATGTTATAGATAAATTTTTTGAGCACGATAAATATACCCTTGTCTCTCATCAACTAGAATCATTTAATGATTTTTTTTCTACAGGAATTAAAAATATATTGAATGAAAAAAATCCGATTAAAATAATTAAAAAAGAAGATTCAAAAACCAAAGAATATGATTATACATGTAAATTATTTTTAGGAGGAAAAGATGGTTCTAAATTATATTTTGGAAAACCTATTTTAAATGACGGCGATGATGATGAAAAAAAAAATAATATACAATTTTTATTTCCGAATAAGGCAAGACTTAAAAATATAACATATGGAATAACTATTCACTATGACATAGATGTTGAATTTAAAATAAAAATAGAAGATAAAATATACGAAAAAAATATAACACTACCAAAGATATATCTAGGGAGATTTCCTATTATGCTTCATTCTAATTTATGTATTTTAAAAGGATTAGATCGCGAAGCAGCATTTAATATGGGTGAATGTAGAAATGATATTGGTGGATATTTTATTATTGATGGAAAAGAAAAATCAATAGTATGCCAAGAAAAATTTGCCGATAATATGTTATATATTAGAAGTGATGTAAATGATACATATAGCCATAGTGCTGAAGTAAAATCAAGATCAGAAGATGCCTCAAAACCAGTTAGAACTACTTCTGTTAAAATCATCAGACCAAATGATAAATATACAAATAATCAAATTGTCGTTGATATACCAAATGTTAGAAAACCAGTTCCATTATTTATATTAATGAGGGCATTGGGCGTGTTAAGTGATCGAGATATTATACACCATTGTTTACTAGATATGGAAAAAAATAAAAGTTATATTGATTTATTTATTCCAAGTATTCATGATGCTTCCACTATTTTTACTCAAAAGGCGGCATTAGAATATATTGCGGTTTTTACAAAAAGAAAATCATTGTCATATGTTTATGATATTTTAATGAATTATTTTGTCCCACATATCGGAGAACTTAATTTTAGAGATAAGGCTATTTATATAGGGACAATTGTATTAAAATTATTAAAAGTATTTAAAAATGAGGAGACACCTACGGATAGAGATAGTTTTAAATTTAAAAGAGTTGAATTACCAGGTACATTACTATATGATTTATTCAAAGAATATTATAATCTTATGCAACAAGATATTTTTAAAAGATTTGATAATGAATATTTTTATCATGAAGCAGAATATGAAGGATTAGATGAAAATGAAATTCCCAAGTTTATTAGACTAATTACAAATAATTATATTGAGTTTTTTAGAGAGAAAGGATTATTAGTTGACGAAGGGGTCAGAAAGGCATTTAAAGGAAATTGGGGAGCTCAAACTCATACCAAAAAGGTAGGCGTAGTTCAAGATTTAAATAGATTATCGTTTAATTCAGCTCTTTCACAAAAAAGAAAATTAAGCTTACCACTTGATAGTAGTTCAAAAGATCCGAAACCACATTTATTACATGGCTCTCAATGGGGATTAGTGGATCCAGTGGATACTCCTGATGGTGGTAATGTTGGTTTACATAAACATTTGGCTATTAGTACTAGAATTACAAAAGGATACAGTATGAAATCGTTACTTAAATGGATGAGAATAAATTCAAAGTTAATATTATTAGATGAAGCATCTTTAGAATATATTTCTTATTATACAAAAATCTATATAAACGGTACACTTGTTGGTATAATTACTGAAGTATTAGATTTTATTAATGAATTTAAAAAATGGAAAAGATTAAATTGTATTCCTATTTATACAAGTTATAGTTGGAATATAAGTGATAATTTAATTGAGTTTTATACTGATTCAGGAAGATTAACTCGACCATTATTTTATATAGAAAATAAAAAATCAAGTGTAGATGATAAACAATTGTTAACAAAAATTAAAAATAAGGATTTTACATGGAACGACTTAGTTTGTGGATTTAATAAAAAGAAAATAGATAATTTTGATGTAAATGCTAATAATTTTTATGATATAAAAGAACTATATGGAGAAAAGAAGCATGAAGAATTAATTAAAAATTTATGTGTGATTGATTATATGGATTCAAGCGAGGCAAATACATCTATGGTTAGTGTCGAAAATAAAAATTTTAAAGAAAATAAAATAAAATATACTCACCATGAAATTCATCCATCGTTAATATTGGGTGTTATGGGAAATCAAATTACATATCCTGAGAATAATCAATTACCAAGAGATTTATTTTCATGTGGTCAAAGCAAACAAGCTGTTTCAATGTATCATAGCAATTATAATAATAGAATAGATAAATTTGGCGTTATTTTAAATTATGGACAAATACCATTGGTGAAAAGTAGATATATGAAATATATTAATAATGAAGAACATCCATACGGAGAGAATACAATTATTGCGATAATGAGTTATAATGGTTACAATGTGGAGGACGCTGTATTAATCAACAAAGGTGCTGTAGATAGAGGATTATTCAGAACTACTTATTTTAACAGTTATGAATCAACAGAAGAAAGTAAAAATGTATCAAATTTATCAAATGGTTCAAAATTTTCTAATATTCTTGACTTAGAAAATATGAAAGGATTAAAAACTGAATTTAACTATAGTTATTTAGATGAACATGGATTAATAAAAGAAAATACAGAATTAAATGATACGATAGCTTTAATTGGTAAAGTAACATATGATACAGATGATCCATCAATTAATATTGATCAGTCAACCTATCCTAAAAAAGGTCAAAAAGGATTCGTAGACAAAGCATTTATGACCGATGGTGATGAAGGTTCAAGAATTGCAAAAGTAAGAGTAAGAGAAGAAAGAATACCTGCTATCGGTGATAAAGTATGTTCTAGATGTGGACAAAAAGGTACAATTGGATTAATTGTTGCCGAAGAAGATATGCCATTTACAGTAAATGGTATGAAACCCGATATTATTATTAATCCTCATGCTATTCCAAGTAGAATGACTATTGGTCAATTAGTTGAATCATTAGTGGGAAAAGCATGTGGTCACTATGGTAGTTTTGGCGATTGTACCGCTTTTGTTAATGATGGACCAAAACATGAAGTATTTGGTAAATTGTTGGTAAATTGTGGATTTCATAGTAGCGGCGAAGAAGTGTTTTATAATGGAATGACAGGTGAACAAATCGAAACCAATGTATTTGTTGGACCTACATACTATATGCGTTTAAAACATATGGTAAAAGATAAAATTAATTATAGAGCGAAAGGTCCAAGAACAGCATTAACAAGACAAACAGTTCAAGGTAGAGCTAATGACGGTGGATTAAGAATAGGAGAAATGGAAAGAGATTGTATGTTATCTCACGGAGCAAGTAACTTTTTACAAGAATCAATGTTAGTAAGAGGTGATTTGTATTATATGGCTGTTTGTAATAAAACAGGTATGCCTGCTATTTATAACGAAAATAAGAACCTTTTTTTAAGTCCTGCTGTTGACGGACCAATTAATTTTACAAATGTAACGAAATATTCGGCAAACATAGATCATATTACACGATTTGGTCGTGAGTTTAGTGTAATAAAAGTACCTTATTCATTTAAATTATTAATGCAGGAATTAGGTACAATGAATATTCAATTAAGAATAATTACAGAAAATAATATTGATCAAATTGATAATATGGCTTATTCTGATAATTTAAATAATATTTTAATGGACAATAGAACAGATGAAATATTAAACGATAATCAATTATTAATGAATGATATTGGAACATTAAGGAATAGAAATCGAACTAAGATTGATAAAAATAACAAACAAGTCCCTAATATAGCCATGAAAACTCCAGATGACGAATTGGAAATTGATTATACAAAAATACCTAATATGAGTGAAATGCATACATTAAATGTAGAATATAAGAAGGGAGATGTAGTTAAATTTAATAAAGATACAAAACAATCTAGATTATGGAAAATAGGATTTATTCAAGATGATGATAATATTGCATTAATTACTGAAGATATAGATGATATTCCTGAAAATATAGAAATATTAGAAAGAAGAAACAATAGAGTTACCGCACATGCTACAAAGAAGGACATTTATTTTGATTTATCGCCTGCTTATGTTACTGGTTCTCCAGCATATGTGCCTAATTCTCCATTATATTCTCCTATTTCACCACCAGTTTGGGACCCAAATAGTCCTCCATATTCAGCAGAATTAGGAAGAGTATTGACCAAAGAAGAGTATGACGCAGCATATAATAATAATAATGTGCCTAGGAGTCCATCAACATCGCCACCATATGCTCCTGGGACTCCATCAACATCGCCACCATATGCTCCTGGGACTCCATCAACATCGCCACAATATGCTCCTGGGACTCCATCAACATCGCCACAATATGCTCCTGGGACTCCATCAAGTGTAAGTACAACATCATCATATATTCCTCCACCTCCTATTGATTCACCTTCATTAAGTTCATCAGGCATGTCTATGAATGAAGATTATACACCAGGAACACCTATTATGATTACACCAATGGTTCCAACACAAAAATTATCAGAAACAAAACAAGAGGATATGTCGCCCCCAAATTTAGAAAAGAAAGGAGTCACATATTCTACAATTTTAGAAAGCAATGAATTGAATCGAGAAACACCATTGTTAACAACAATTGAAGATGTGAAAAAAAAAGAAGAAAAAGAGGAAGAAAAATTAAAAAGTATTAATTTATAAAAAAAATTGAATTAAAAATTAAGTCCTTATTATATATAAATATAATAATGACATCCACAGTTTCTCAACCAAGTAGTATTATAAACTCAATTTATACATCCAGAAAAATTATGTTAGAACAATTAGAAGATCAAAATTATGATATTTCAAATTATAACGAGTTTAGTATAACAGAAATAGGTCTTATGGCACAAAATAAACAACTTGATTTTATATTAGAAAATAATGATACAAAAGAAAAAATTTATGTAAAATATAGTATTTGGAAATCATTATCACCAGCTAATATTCACGAGATGATTGAAGATTTATATAATTTAGAACAATTATTAGGTAAAAAAGATAAATTAATTATTATTGTAAAATCAGAACCAAATGATACATTACATAATTGTGTAAAGCAATTATTAGCACATGAAGGTATATATGTAATTTTATATTCACTTAAACGATTACAATATAATATTTTAAACCATACTTTAGTTCCAAAACATACTCTTTTAAATAATGTTCAAATAAATGAACTAAAAAAAAAATACAATATTACCAATGATAAACAAATTCCTACTATTTCACGATTTGATCCTGTAGCGATGGCAATATGTATGAAGCCAAATGACATATGTCATATTTTAAGATCATCTCAAAATTCAATTGTTGGTGATTATTATAGAATATGTGTGAATGAATAAATATATGATTAATATATATTAGTATATTAATGACACTTAATAATAATTTTGAAAAACAAACAGAGATATTAAACCAACGATTTTATTTATTACTAGAAGATTTTAAAAAGACTTTTTTATTGTTTAAAGAAAATGAACGCTATCAATTAAACAGAAATAAATTTCAGACAGCAACAAATCAATTACAGAATTGTTACAAGGATATTGTTTTATTAGACAATAAAATAGAAAATAAAACAAATTCTTCTTTAAAAGAGATGAGAGATGAAAAAAAGAATAATAAAATGTTAAAAGAAAAAAATGATAAATTAAAAAATAGGTTAGAATCATTAGAGCATGGTGAAACTACATCGGACCAAATGTATGATGATACGAAAATTTTATATATACAACAATATATTCGACTTGGAATTATTATTTTAGGGCTAATCGTATTACTTACATTTGTATATTTAGTAGTAATGGAAGAACCTTATACAATGGGAACCGATATGAGCTTTTCTAAAAAAGTTTTAATTTTTATTTCTATATCATTATTGGTATGGATTTTAGCAAATCGTTCTGTAGGTATACATGTAGAAGATCCTACTATAGATTGGTTTGAAAATAAAGGATGGTTTGATGATTTTTCATTAAATTTTTAATTTAATTAATACATTTTTTATAACTATACTATATAAAATGTATTCATTCATTCAATCAAGTAGTAATAATTCAATTAACATAAATAACGACCAAACCAGAAAATTTTTAGATTATAATAAAAAACATTTCGAAAATATAAATATTTCAAGAATTTTAGAGACATGTGACAAAACAGTATGTTCTATTCGCGAAACGATGGATCAAAATGATTCTACTAATGTTAATGTCACATATAATGAACTCTTAAAAGAAGTAAAAGAAAAAGAAAATAAATTTAATAACAAATTAAAAGAATATACTGACCTTCAAAAAACATTAAATGAAGAATTAATAAAAAAAAACGAATTTTATAAAAAAAATAAAAGTTTTTTGGGAAAGACTGTTACAAATCATGATACAAAATATTATGTAAATAATTTTGGTTATACTCATACTTATACACATGAAGCATGGGATAATGATAATGATAATTGTCCTTCAACCGCTAAATCGATTAAAAGTCAACAATTAAGTGCACTAAAAAAAAGTGTTGATATGAATTCGGGTCAACCTTGTCATATTGCTGGTCAAATGATACAAAACGAAAAAACACAAGAATACGCATGGGTAGATTTGAAAGGAATTAAACATATTTATACTAGTGATGTTTGGGGCATAAAGAGTAAAACATGTAAAACAGAAATTAAAAAATTAAGTAATGAAGATTTTAAGGCTATTCCTTCTGGATCAAATATGAAAAAGCATACTCCATGTATGAAATTAGATATTAACCCTAGAGATTACATTAAATTAAAACAAATAAATCAACAACTCATTCATTTAGCAAAAGACATTTCTCAATCGATGAATAAAGTCATATCCAAAGACCAAACTATTAATAATAAAATTAATAATAAAAAACATAAATTAGAAACATATTTAAAAGATTTAGATGATAATCGTGGTAAAATTGATGAATACACAAAATCTATTGTAACAATTTCTGAACAAGAATCAGATACATCAAAAGAATATACAGCTCAATACTATATGTATGTATCATGGACATTAGTAGCTATTTTAGTAGGTAGTATTACAATAAAGACTTTATCTAAAAATTAAATTATATAAAATGTTAATTATATATAATTTATTTATAAATATATATTATACCTATAATGAATAAAAATGATGATATACAACAAAAAGCAATAGATGAATATGTTGGAAAATGGAGAGATCAGCATCCTTCGATTCTTAAGATAAGGGAAAAGGAAGAGGAATATAAAATGTTAAAAGACCAGTATAATGATGCTTACAAGACTTATATTAAAGCAATGAATAAAGGTTCGGGATTAAATTATACATTAAAAAGTGGTCAAAATGTTCCTGGTGTTCAAGAATTAATTGATAAAAATAAAGTTAGATATGTAAGAGTAAATCATAATTACCAATATCTTCATATAAATGAAATGCAGATTTTTGATGAAAATGGCAACAATGTTGCTGAAAATTCAATTAAGAAAAAAGTATATGTATCCGTAACTGTTGGTACAGGAAAATGGGATGATACAAGAAAATGGGCTTGGATATGTTTTAGAGACGGAAACAAAGATGTTACAAAAAGATATTGGTTATATGGGAGACATTTTAGACGAGGTAGTGATATTAATTTTGAATTACCAGTCAATTTTTCAAATAATGGTATAGATGGTATGAGTTTTTATATTGGAAATGATGGAACTAGAATAAAACGCATACGCGTTTGGATATATAATGAAGAAACAAATAGATGGAATCAAATAGTTGATAAAAATAATAATTTACAAAAACAAGGTAAATGGTATAAAAATTCACGGGACCAAGTTAAATTTAAAAGGATTTCTTTTGCTAGAGATACAAACAAACCAGATGCTTATGCTAGCAGCGAAGGATGGAACGGCGAAGCTAATAAAATTATAGACGGTGAACACAGTAACAGATCTTGGTGGCCAGACGCTAATTCAAATCACACCCGTGCTCGTGAAAAAGAATATATCGAAGTTGATCTTAAAAAAGAACATACTGTGAAAAAAATTAGAATATGGAATAGACCAGATTGCTGTAGATGGCGTTTATGGAATGCTGAAATGGTACTTTTAAATGAAGCAAGACAACAAGTAGGTGAAACTATTAAATTAGCAGCAAACAGAGTTAGAGATTATCCTATTAGATTAGATAATCAACCAAAAGAAGGTCGTCTTGCTAGATCCTTTAAACGATGGATTGGAATTAAAGAATGTAATTCTTTATGTGCTGAAGATGAAGAATGTGAAACAGCATTATATAGACCACAAACATGGACAAAAGAAAATGGTTGGTCATGGGGTAATCAATGTATGCATTATGATAAAACAGTAAAAGAAACAGAGAATATACCAATGCCTGATTACCAATATACAGCATATAATAAACCTGTATGGGAAACAGAAAATGATATGAATTATGGAAAAGGACAACTTACAAGAAATGATGATAATGACCATTTCAAATTTCTAGGAAAAAAAGATTCAATGGCTGCTTGTAAAAATGCTTCAATTGAATCAGAAGATGGGCCTTATGATTCTGTTATATATTATTCTAAAGAAACTAAAGAAAAAGAATGGAAAAAAGGATGTTATGGTAGTGTTATGGGAAGTTCCAAAAATAAACAAAAAATGGAGGGTGTGTATACTGCTATACCACCAGGAGGTCAAACCGGAGTAATAACTGAAGAATATAAACACTCATTGGAGGATGTAATATATTTAAATAAAAAATTAACAAAATTAGCAGATGATATTACTAGTTTACATGGAAAATTATACAAGGCAGGAGAACAATATGATTCTAAATTAAAAAATCTTAATTTTAGTATGGAAAATAAGAAGTTAACAGAACTTCAAGATTTAGAAAAGGACCGTAAAAATTTACTTAGGATGAAAAAGGATATTAATAGTTTAAATTCTGAACAAGATAATTATGATTTCATATTAACAACAAATCAATACCAATATATCGCTTTAACTGTTGTAGCTTTAGCCTTATTAGGATTTACTATACATCAAATTAATAAAATGAAAAAAGAATAGGTATTAATATATAAAATATTAATCTTTTTATATATTATTAGAAATGACATCCACATTATTAGATCAAGGTGATGGCTATTTAAAAATGAAAAAGTTAAGAAAAAAAGAACAAGAAAAGTCTATAATTATGAAAGAAAATAAAGAAGATAAAAATAATAAGGATAATAATAATACTGCGTACAAAGAAGGTTTTGTAGAATCTATGAATAATTCTAATAATAAAAATATTTTGGCAATGAATGATGAAGAAAGTGATACCTTTAATCGTTTAAAATCTGAATTTGACAGTGCTATGTCTACATATGCTTCTATTCAAAAATCTATTCACAATGAATCTTTAGAATATGTAAATCAAGATAAAAATAAATTACAAAAAAATTATTTCGCTAGAGAAGTACCTGACGCACCTAGTGAAGATGATATTAAATATGAAGGCTGTTGGAGGGATAGAAGTACTCGTGCTCTATCTGAATGGAAAGGATATATGTCAAAAGAACAATGTGCTCAATCTGCTGCTGATTCGGGAAAAAGTGTTTTTGCTTTACAATATGGTAATACAAATGCTTCATGGTGGCAACGAATTTCTGAAGATGGAGATCCATCGCAAGGTAAAGTTCCTGGAAAAGGATATTGTTTTGTTGGTGATACAATGACTCAGGCAAAACGATATGGAGAAGGATATTATAGAAGATGGCGCTGGGCTTTAAGTTGGCAAAATGGATACAAACCAGGCAAATCCACATGGACATGGCAAAAAATTAGATATAAGAAATATTCTTGGTGGGGATGGAGATGGAAACACCATTGGAAGCATGTAAAAGGTGAAAGTCAATGGCAACGATATAGAAATGATTATGCTAAATATGGAGTATATTTATCATTAACAGACAATGGGCGTATTGCTATAAGAAAAGAAAATCATGAATCAGGTCAGGTTGGTTGGCATTCTGGAAATAAAGAAACAAACGGTAAAATACAATGGCAACAAGAGTCAAAAACTGATAGCGGAGGTAATGATATTAAATACATGTCTGGAGCAACATATAAAGAATGTGAAGATTATTGTGCTGATGATAATAATTGTAAAGGTTTTAATCGCAAAAGAGATATGACAGATGGATGCTGGGTTAAACATTCTGTAGGTAATGCTCGAGGTAATAATACATGGGATTTATATACTAAACAAAAGGAGCCTATAAATTCATTTTTAATTATTCAAGATGATGGTAATGTAGTTTTATATAAAGGTACAGGTCCATCTGATAAACAAGGAGTTTTATTTTCTTTTGGAACTAATAAGAATATTTGGAATCAAAAGTATATTGTAAAAAATCAAAAATGGTTAGATAAAAGAAAATATAGTAGAAATTATATAACAAATGATGAATTCTTAGGTAAAGGTGAATTTATTGCTTCTGATAATGGTCTTCATGTATTATATTTATGGTGGGATGGTAATATTTTGATTGGTTCTAATTATACTAGATGTGCCGAAAGTAATGGTGATAGAGTAGGAGGAGCATGGGCTAACTCTGTCTATACTATTCCAAAACATGATGTATCAAACTTAGGGAAAGCCTTTTATAAAAATGAGGATGGTAATAAATTTGCCTATATGCAAAAAGATATTCGTTATGGTTCTACTTATAAATTAGGTAGAAAAAATTGGAATACCCGGACTAATGATTTGGGTTGGCAATGGGTAAAAACATTAGAACAAGCCAAAGCTGTTTGTAATACTGATCCAAAATGTGCTGGTTTTGTTTACGAAAGAGTATCAGAATATCCACATATTACACACGGATGGAATAGAGTATGGAAGAAAAGCAAAGATATGTGGCCGTATGGTGATACAGGAAAAAAACAAAGTGGTTCACACGCATATTGTGATACTTATCTTCGTGATGTTAAATTCGATAACAATTATTCATGTAATACTGATGTGGATGAATATGTTACTTCAGAAAAATATGCTGAAGTTGCTGGTCAAGGTAAAGGAAGAACTACATTTTCGGTTAGAGAAAAAACTGATAGTGGAGGTAGCGATATTAAATATATGTCTGGAGCAACATATAAAGAATGTGAAGATTATTGTGTTGCTGATGATAATTGTAAAGGTTTTAATCGTAAAAGAGATATGACCGATGGGTGTTGGATTAAATATGATGTTGGCCGTGCAAAAGGTAATAACTCATGGGATTTATACACTAAAAGTAAAGAAACACCTTCAGGTATGGACGGTGTTATGGAAAAAAATACAGCGTGTTCTATCAAGAGATCAACCGGTCAAGAAAGACATATTTTAGAGAAAAAGAAAAAAGTGCTACAACAAAGAATAACAGATATTATAAAACAAATGAAGGATTTAACTGTAAAAGCTAGAAAATACAATGATACGCAAAACAGTGGAAAAGAACAACGCATTAGAATGATTTATGAATATGAACAAATATTTAAGAAATTAGACCAAGAAGAAAAAGATCTAGAAATATTAAATCAACAAGAAGAAGATGAAGAATATCAGTTATCATCACAAAATTACAGATATATATCATGGTCTATTGTTGCTATTTTAATTATGATTGCTACTATGAAATTCATGAAATCGAAATAATTTAGAACATATGGTTATTTAATTATATATTTTAAATAATTATTTATCTATAATATATAAATAATATGTCAGGATTAGAAGAAACAGAATTTTCATCTAAAAATTTCGATAAAATGAATCAATCACAGGCCCAAACTATTAAAAATATTAGAGAACTTCAACGCATGGAAAAAAGTTTATATAGAAAATTAGATACATCTGTGGCTGGTAATACTGTATCTAAATCGGAAGCCAGGAGAATTATTAATCGTATTAACGAATTATCTACATTAAGACAAAATTTATTCAAAAACTTAAAGAATATGTATAGTTTACTCAGAACAAATGTATCAAGCTCCAGACAAAACTTAGTTAATGATTTAACAAATCTTGGAATTGTTGAATCTGAATTAAATAATGCCAAAAAACAAATTGAAGTATTACAAACTGAGAAAAACAATAAATTAAGAATGGTTGAAATAAATAAATACTATAGTCTTAATTATCAAAATCACAGTGATATTATGAAAATTATTATTGTAACATGTATTCCTATTATTATTGTAGCTGCTTTAGGTAATAAAGAATTAATTCCATCGTGGTTATCAACACTTTTAATCTCTGTATGTTTAGGAATAGGATTAATTATGATGTTCTTTAAAGTAAAAGATTTGACCTTTAGAGATAATATGAATTATGACGCATATAATTGGGGCACACCTGCTAACTCATCTAGTAGTAGCAAAGATGAAGATGAAGATCCATTTGGAGTAGAAATTAAAAGTAAATCATGGGACGATAGTTTTGGTTGCTTTGGGGAAGATTGTTGCTCTGAAGGAACATCATGGAACAGCGATGCTAATAGATGTGAAACTACTAATGAAACCATGATTTCAGGTGATTTATCCAAATATTCATTAAATGATAATGTTCATGATACTGTTGTTTTACCGAACAATAGTGTTGTAGTACCATTTAGTGATAAAAATACTTTTGCAAAAGTTTAATTTAATATATATTCTAATATTAATATATATTAATTAGCATTATGAGTTTTATAGAAAAATTACAACAATATAGTGAAAATAAAAAAAATAAAATAAATTTGACAGATTTAAATGCTATGGTTGCTCAAGTTAATAAACAAATCGGTTGTGGACCAATGTGTCAAAAAGATCGAAAAACTAATTTACTTAAAAGCAAATATGAAAATGAAAAGATAAGACAAACCAGAGCTCCATATGATCTGGATGAATCTAGAAAAAAATATTTTACATATGCTTTTGGTGAGCAATATTATGATAATTTTATGGAAAAAAAAGCAAAAAAGGAAATAAACGCTTTAACAAATAAATTAGCACAGGGTCAACAATATAATATGAAAATATTGAGAGATAATATTCAAGATTATGAAAATATTAGAGATAACGCAATTTATATAGACGAATTAAATAAAAAATATAAGAGAGAAAATGATGAAATGGAAGGCGAAATAATAGATGCTCAAAATGAGAATAATATTAGTGATAGAAAAGTATTTTATCAAACAGACGAATTAGATAAATTAAAAATTTATAATACACAATTAATATGGTTATATTGGACAGTTATTTTAATTTTTTTAATTACATTCTTCTTTAAAAACATGTTTATGGAGAAAAAAAATTTCATTGTTATCGCTGTTTTATTATTATTTCCTTTTATTATCCATTGGATAGTTTATATTTTTTCTAATGTTTCTAGCTTTTTATATAATTTAGTTCCAAAAAATATGTATATTGATGATCCAGAAGCTGATAATTAAACTTAAAATTGATTATTAATTTAAGTATTATATTATATTAAATTAATAATATGAATCATTGCAAAAATTGCAATACTTTATTAACTGATGATATTGCATATTCTGATGAATTATGTTACCCTTGTGAAGAGGAAAATATACATGAAGAATATATAGAGCATTTAATTGAGATAGGTCATCTTACACAATGTGAAAATTGTGGAAATATTTGGGATGGTAACGCACAATGTAACTGTTGGACTTTTGACGATATTTTTGATAATGAAGATGATATAATTGAAAGACCTTATTCTCCTGTTTCTGTGACTGAAATTATAAACTATAATTAAATAATTTTTTAAAAATAATTTTGAAATATAATTCTATATGACGAAAATAGAATATATATTTAGTATGGGACATAGATGTAATTGTCCTGATTTTTTAAAGTATTATAATATAAGAAATATTAGTGGTCCATTTGATTATCTGTATATAGATATTGAAACATGTTTTGATAATATTCAAAACGATTTCAAATTATTTTTTAGTGATTTAGTTTCTTTTATGAAAAAAAATAATAAACTTTCTATACATAAATCTAATCAACAAATTAATAAAAAACTTAACATTTTGACAGAATCCGATAAAATTTATTATATGGCTCAAAATTATCATAATACAAATCTAGTAATTAATCAAAATTATATTAATAATGTTTCTAATGACTTATATAACTGGGATAGAATATGTATTTCTACTCATCATAATTTAGCTAATATTAAAACTTATAAAATGATTAAAGAAAGAACTGATATATTTATGAATATTTATAATCATTTTTCTGAAAAAATGATTTTATTTCATTTTACAAAAATAAATGAGGATGATAATTTAAATAATTATAAAGAATCTGTTTTCAAGTTGAAAAAAAAATACAATATTAAATGTAATATTGTTATTTTAGTTCATTCTTCTGTATTAGAAGAATCAGAACATTTTGAAAATAATGTATTATTTATTATTAAAAAAGTAAATAGTTATAGTGTTCAATATGAAACCAAAGGTACTGATAATAATAGATTAAAATATACAAAGGAGGTTAAAATTTTAAATAAATATTTTAAATTAAATTTAAAATCATATGATGATATAAAAACTGAATATAATGTTAAACATTTTATACCTAGTAGAAAATTAATATAAAAAAATTATAGATATTTATTATTTTTTTATACTTATTGTGTATCGTAAATGATGTGTACATTATGCCATCCACCGCGATTATATTTTCCAAAGCGTTTATCTAAGAAATCATACAATTCTTTTCCTTGAGGAACTTTTCTACCATACTGCATATTATACCATTGTTTAAATTCACTATAAACTTCACCTTTTTGAACTTTTTCTCCTTCTTGTGTCTCAATTCTTTCTGTAACAAATTCAGTTAGATAATCTTGTCCTTGTCTGTATTGACCACTCTTTTGTGTAACAATATCACAATCTTCAACATCTCCTTTTGTTACTCTACATATATCTATTAATTTTGACATAAATACTGTCTTCCATTTTTCAAATTTAACTGGTAAATTTTTATCTACTTTAAATTGATATGGTTTATCTTCATCATCATCCACTGGTTTTTCAGTAAATAACGACTTAAAATCGCATACACGGATTCTTCTCCAAGTACCGTCATCATTACTGGTAATATCAAATAAGGTATTACATGTTACTGCTAATTTAAATTGAGGAATAAATTCAATTGGTTCTTGATGTAAATGTCTACCTTGTAATACATCAGTGCCACCTGTTAATTCTTTTAGCATACCTTCGTTGATTTTTTCTCGCTTTGAAGGCTCCTGCATAACAGCATATCTCAAACCTTTTAGTCTTGCAATTTCTGGCGTAGCACTACCAATATTACTTCTTCCCCTAGTAATTAATGTAATTGGAACTGTTCCCTTATAGTCACCTAAACATTTTGACATAAGATCAACCAAAATTGATTTACCATTTCTACCACAACCTGTATAAATATTAAATGTATTGTTAATATTATTACCTATACATGTAGAGGCTAGATGATCATACATATAATCTCTTAATTCCTTTTCTGGAAAGAGTTGTTCCATAAAAAGCTCAATTTCTCCTTTCAATTTTTTTGAGATTTTATCATAAGGTTTATAATCAATATTTGTACACATCGAAATATAATCTCCTGGTAAACCATCTCTAAAAACATTTTGTTCAAAATCAAATACACCGTTACTAAAACAAAGTAGTTTTGTATCAGAATCTAATTTCTCATGAAATTTATCGTCTTTAAAAAGCTCTCTGGCTTCTCTCATAATATTATTTTTATCTGTTGTTTTTCTTAGATTTAAACCGATATCTGTCATGAATGCTGTCTTAATTTGAAGTTTTTTAGCTTTTTCTTTATCATCTTCAGCAACCATTAATTTTAATGTCTCATGTACTTTTTTAGTGTAGATAATATACATATCTTGAGATATTGCCAATCTTAAGGTTGTTCCAGCACCACATCTATG